AGACGATATCATAAATTACAGTGACTTCAAACTGATTCAAATCAGGAAATGGGTCAACTTCAACCCTTACATTATCAACTCTTGGTTCAAAATTTTCGACTGAAGTCTTAATTTGTTCCTGAATTTCGTTTGCTGTACCAAAATCAACAAAATCAAAGAGACTTCGGTACACATCTGACCCAAAATCAGGGTTAAAAAATTTTTCAGACGGTATTGTTTCGACAATATTACGCACAGATCGACGAATTGCACTCTCATTCTTGAGAATTGGTAAATCTTTAGTGACTGGGTGGGGTAAAAACGATAAACTAATGTCTTTAAACGCTCTTGATACCCTTTTGATTGCCATGAACCAAGTTTTATATTTATTTATACCGTTTTTTTAACTATTTTTTTGACTTTCACTTAGAAATTCAGGTTTTTTCTCCTCATCTTCCTTAAAATATCCATCACCATCATATTCACTGATTAATTTTTTACCAGATTTGTTAAATTCTTCACTTTTATCGACTTTAATTACCATTTTTTTTCCTGTAATGATTTATTTATCCCAATTCTGGTTCATTATTCTCAATTGCCGTATTTCCTGCTCCAACATTCATATCAACAGACCTTTCTTTAGCAGTTTTCCAGAAATAATTCTCTTCCGACCCCAATCCGTCACGATCATGACCATTCTCCACCTGATAATACACGGTTGATACCTTAAAATCAGGAATCTTAGGTGTCTCAGGAGTGATACTATTGTCATATATTCTCATTCTGTTGTTTGGATAGAGACAAAACTGCCCATTGTCCAATTCTAAGAGGTTATGAGACTTATGTTCGGCAGGTTGTTCACTGGTTGAGTAATCAATCGCATCAACATCAGAGTGATAGTTGTCAAGAGTACATATGTACGTGCCTGTCTGATTGCCAAAATCCCTTGTATAGACTTCATAGTGCATTGAACCGATAAACTGCTTCTGAACGGCAACCACACCATAGTCCATACAATTCCAAAACTGTAGATTATGAAGTGTCATATCAGGATCTGGTATCTCTGGAGACGAGAGAAACGCAGAGATTGGTAACTTATCAAACATTGCTGCATACTCAGGTAGATAAGTTTCAAAATAAAAGGCACGACCAGGTATACTCTTTGCTGATACCCAGACTCCTTTGACAAATTCACCGTGACCACTCTTATGGTCGGTCAAGTATTCTTTTCTCACCCATACCTCATAGGAGGGTAAGTTTGTAATTAATGTAGACATTGTTAAATTATTGTAGTTATGCTACTAAATGTATTCCCCACTGTATATTATGAGCTGTCATAGTTCCACTCGCACTATTTCTACCCACTCCGAGTCTGGTTCCTGCTGTAAACTCCCATAAGTTAAAATAACTAATGTTCGCATAATCGATTGAAGTATGATCCATTATCTCAACATAAGTTGAAAGTGGTAGATTTCCTCCTCCCATTGTATATGCCATCACCCATATCACTCTACCTGGTGTGATATCACCATAAGCTACATGTGCATTAACAGCATATACTCCATCGACAGGACATACAAATGTGTATGCATTCGATCCTGATGTTGTCCAACCAGTTGTACCTTTTTCAATTTGAGCATTTGCCTGGGCAATTCCAACATTTGCAGTGGTGGTTGTTAATGATCCAACACCACCTAATACATTAGTCATATTAGTCAACAAAATGGGTTTATCGATTGTTCCGTTAGAATTTAAGGCAATATTATCTCTAGTGCTATCTACATGCCTAATTGCATTTACTTTTAATAGTGACATTTTTTAACCTTTTCCTACTCTTCGTATTTATTCTGAATCTCAGTTATAAGGTCGAGAGGGTTCGGAAGATCACCATCATAAAACTGTTGTGCCAGATCTTCCATTAAATCAAAGTACTCTTCCTCTGTAAGATTCTTTCCCAAAATCTCCTGTCCTCGACGAACTCTATATAACTCTTGTTTTTTCATGTCCGACACGAATTCGTGGGTCACACCAGATTTCAAATCCTGCTTCCTTTGCATCGAGACAAAACGAGACATCCTCGCCGCACATGTCCTGTACCTCACCCGATTCAAATACCTGCATCTTAGGAGCAAACCATGGATAAGGTAGTCCTTCGTGTTCGAATACACCCTTTCTGATTAGTAACCATCCGAAACCTGTATAATCAACGGTGAACGGTTTCTTACGTTTTGATATACTTTCGATTGTTTCGTGATTCATCACACCACCATTGCTTCGAAAATCATCTTCTTCCAACCAATGTGCCACCGAGGTTGTTCTACCATCTTCGGTACAGTACCAACCTGCAACAATGTGCTTCTCCTTTGCTCCTTCTCCTTCTGGATTGGCATCAAGAATTAACTGAAAGAACTTCTCTGAATTAAAAACAATATCAGAGTCAATCCAAAGTTGATAGTCATACTCTAACTTTCCATCCCATGGAACTTGATTTGGTCCTCTCAGTACGTTTGCACCTAAACACTTACAACGGGCAAAGTTGACCATTGATGAATAATCCTGTGATATCTGTATACTTCCACCACACTGTACAATATCAAAACATAATTGTACGAATGCCTTTAAGTATTGATATGATACTCCTCGACCTGGTAAACAGAAAACAATTCTTTTACCTTTAATTAATTCTTTTGCTCTTTCATAGTCCCACTCTGGTGCTTTTGGTTTTGTGGGTGTCTTAGCCTTTACTGTAAATCCTTTTGCCATAATAGATTGCGATCAATTCAATTCTAACTTATATAGAAGGTTTTGTCAATAAGAAGATTCATAGATTGTAGAGTCTCCCACACTCATGTCAGAGACTTCTGTATATGTTATTTCTTCTCTCCAGTATGATGTATATAATTTCTCCCATATTAATGAAAATTCTTCAAGTGATAGGTTCTTAAACAGACATTTATCATTGAGGTAAATATGATAAAATTTTGTTTGAGTGTTAGTCATCTTTTAAGGTAAGGTAAATTCCGTCTACATCTAGATTCCATTTTAACACAAGATCTTCATACCAGTCAAGTTCATTTACAACTTCTTCTGGAATTGTCATATGATATCGGTCAGTTACTGGATCGATCTCTACAGTGGAATAAATTTCGTCAAAATTTTTTTTCATTTAATGAAAACCTAGTCGTCGTTTTTATATATGCGAAAATTTTTTTTAAGACGTGGAATTTATATCTGCCTTTCGTAACACTTTGTAGACTAGGTTCCCATGCCGTTTTTATATACGGGGGGCATCAACCCCCCAACTGCTGCAATCACGAACGAATGGACTTAACGCAATAAGGACATAAACTCCTTATACTCATAATCCGCATATGCTCTTTTGTCTTCAATCACGAAATCCTGCCAGTCGAGTCCATCGATCTTATAGGATAGGTTGCCATTCTCTACGTAGTAATCGAATTGGCAACCGTCAACGGGTGATGTATATCTCTTCATTTTCTACCCCCTGATGTATCCGTTTTCTGATATGATGAACGCATCTAGTTTGTCGATGTCTAACTCAGGATTGAAAGTAAAATCTCTGAATGACTTATACGAATCAAAGAAGTCAACTCCTGCGATGTGATCCACACCCCATTCCATGATCTCTGTTACGAAGTCTGCGAAGTCATCGCAACAACATGCCATGTTTTGAAAGTTCTCGACTTCTAGGATTCTCTTAATAACTCTGTCTGTTGGATTCATTTGGGAAAGGGAATTAATTTGTTATACTACTATTATAAAAGAGATGCCCACGCAATGTGAGCATCTGAAACAATTGTTTACACTGCTGAGAGTGTAAGGGGTTTGCTGAAGACTACCATGTTATCATAGAAGTCGATTGTTGCCGTGGTACGATTGTCATGTAGGAACCACTGCCAGTTCTTTTGAAATACAGATACACCGTATGCAACTTCATAAAGAAACGCATTGAGCCTGGACTTAGTGGTGTTAGTTTCCCACCCGCAAGAACTGATCCATGCTTTGCCCTTAGTGTGGCAGTAGTCGGCAATACGGTGTCCGTGTAAGTAAACAGAGCTCAAGTTCTCATCTGCATCGTAACGAACCAAGGTGTTGGACTTCGAAAAGTTCTCCTTATTACGGATTGCATAGTTCATTTGCTGTTCAATAAGTCTCATGTAGGGAAAGGGGATGAATTGCTTATGTACCTATTATAAACGATAGGTAAACGTTTTGTGAAGTCAGTATGTGCCAGTAATTAAACTGGCATAATACCTTTGACATCGTTTGAAAGTATGGTAGACGTTCCATTACAGACATTATCTACCATGTTATCATAGGTCTGCATGTCCCAACCTTTTTGAGATGGGTAATCTAAATCATATGCCATCATGATGAGATCATATACCATATCATATTGAGATGGTGTGAGTTGAATGTTAATGCCGTTAGGTTTCATAGTAATCATCCTTATAAGAGTAAAAGAGTTGATAGTAGAGATCGGACTTTAATTCGAAGAGGTCAAAGTCCCCTTCGTTATAAAGTTTGAGAATTTCTTCGTA